CTGCTGGTGCGCCGTCAGATGTAGCATCACAAACTACTAATGCGGCTCCCTGAACAATGATGTTGGAACTGTACACGTAACCACCAGAAGGAATTGTGAAAGTTCCTTCGGTAAATGCTAGGGCCATGTTACCTGATGGGATTGTTTCTCCCTCAGTGTATCCAGGATAGGTCAAATATACCTTTGTATCGAAAGGAGTCTGAACTGCCTGGTCCCATCCACCTTGCCTTAAAGCAAATGGGAAGGATGGGGTTGGCTGATATATAGGTGTCTGACCATTACTTACAGGCCAGGTAATAACATATCTAGCTCTTTTGCCTTCATCAGCAGTATCTGGAGTTCTTGCTCCAACTAGATCCGCCTCACTTCCGAAATCATTGGTAAATGTATTGGGAACTATAACTATGAAGCGACCTTCTACAACGTCCTCCATAGCAATAACTCCTCTAACATTATCAAAACGATTTATCTCCAAAATAGTCCTCCTTACACACCCTTAAGTATGTAATTAATAATTTATCAATAATGTAAAACCATAACTTGTCTTGGCTAATCCACTAATCATATTGTGTAATGGTGTGTAAGGCAAAGTATGTTCTTCACAAAATTGTTGCAAATTTGTTATGTGGAATATCTCACCACATTCATTAACTAATCTCACATTAAATGTTCCAGTTCTTCTTTTTCTGTATCCACTTTTTGCGATGGGTATAATGTTATTTAGTTTGGTCCATCCTCTATGTACTCCTTGTCTACCAGAAGCAACTAGATTCATTTTTGGTGCTAAAAGTCCCTGCTCTTCACTAAATCTAGTAACGTTCTTAATGTCTTTATGAATAGTTCCATTGGGTGACACAAAACTAACTAAGCGATCTATTCCATAAACATCTCTTATTTCCGATGGAACTTTTCCCTTTCTATAACCAGGACATGTTGGGTCTATATATATATTATACCCGTAGGTCCTATCATTTGTATTATAAAATATCATCCAATACTTTTCACGTTCTAATATCATATCTTTTGTTGTTTCTTCTAATATAGAGAAAGAAAAACTCTTTATTCCGTATAAATTATACGAATGTTGCAGATGTCTATTTCGGTGACTCAGATTTCTCAAAGATAGAAGATGAGATTTCCATCGCTTTTCTATATTTATTGAGCTTCCTATATAAGACTTATTAGTAGTGGTATTGAATATTCTGTAAATTCCACAAGTCATTAGAGTACCTTAGATTATTTATTCCTCCAAATTTTTAGAACTCTTACGTAATTCTTCAGCGAGTTCTTTTACAGTTAGTTCTTTTGGTGCGTCTCCAGTAAGATCAGGGATCTCATCGGTTGCTGATTTGTCCTCTTTCGTTATGGTTGAAGAAAACGCCACAAGTTCTTGTACCATGAATTCTAGGTCTCCCTTATTCATGCTCAGTAATTTCTCCTTATTCTCTTCAAAATAAGTATCAGGTTTAACTAAACCTGCGTTGCTAAAGATGTCTTTGACTTCCTGGAACTTGGCAAGAGCAGCGTCTTTTTGCTCAATTGAGGACTTGAACTCACGCAAAGAAACCAACTCTGTTTCTTTCTCAGTAATCAAAGTGTCTCTCTTTGTTAGTTCTGTGTCCTTATTTGCCAAAGCTGCCTCTAGTTCTGAGACTCTTTGCTTTAGTTGTTCAAGTTCGTCCAATTTATTTTCCTCCGAGTTAGATTGTTCCTGTCCTGTTTCCGTAGATGCCAGTTGAAGCACTGGTGTTCTTCCCGCATAGGCAGGTCTGCCGACTATAGTTACTCCTCGCAGAGACGTTCCGATTAGATCTTCTATGCCAGCTTCATCTACTTTTGAGTCATCGTGTAAGATTTCCCACGAAACATTTACAGGTTTTTTCTCGGCGATACAGGTCTTTAGATATTCTATGTCCTGTTCTCGCTCTCTACGCCAAAGGGCGGCTAAAGCAACAATTTGATTCCCAGATTGTTTCAACTGTGCTATAACGCCTAATGGAAAAGATTCTTCATGTCCTTCATTTGGTTTCTCATATGCCATCTTGAACGGCATGTAAGTACCCGAACGAATTAAATTACTGAATTCTGACTTTGGTACTCTCTTTTTATTCTCATTGGGTTGGTCATCTGTTAAGATAAACTTAGCCCAAGAGAGAGTAATATTGTCAGATACAGTAGATGATACTGCCTCTTTAATTTCATTGAATTCAGTATCATCATTACTAAATAATACCATATTATTGAAATTCATACTTGATATAGTTGGTTTTGTCATAAATATTACTCCGAAACCGGCTTTTTAACTGGCTTCTTTGATTGTGTGGTATTTCTTGGGGCCGGTCCAGTTGGTCCTATTTCTGGGGCCCTACTATTAGGAGTTGGTTGGAATTCGGGGACACCAGAAGCCTCCAGAGCCTTTTGTTCCTCACTTCGTAGTTCAAGTTCATCTTCAAATGAATAACCAAATACCTTCGCAAGTGATGTTCTGCTCAATGAGCCCGTATCCAATAGTACCTGCAAAGCTGATAAATATGTGGCAAAGTCAAATAAGTTAATTGGCTTAAATTCTATCTCTGGAACAGATGTAAGATTATTCTTAGTAGAAATATCATAAACTACTTGCCTCAATACTCCGAGAATCTTATTTCGGAAATTTTCCATTGTTTTTACTGGAGCAATTGCGGCATATTGTGGATCAGATGCGTTACTTCTCTCTGATTCCCCTGCAATAAGTGTTCTTGGGAAACCAAGTGCAAATATTAGTTCTTGGTTTACCTCTTTATATTTTCCTTCATTTAGAAGAAGTTCTACATTGGGAAATACCCACTTCAAGTCTATTGTATGATCACTAAAGAACTGGAAGATATTTTCAATTGTATTAGAGGTTGTATTTCTCCACATCAACTGGTTTTTAACATCCTCTAGGCGTTGAGTATCTTCCTCTGAATCTGTCATTGGGAAATCATCACTACCTATCTTTACGTGTAGAATTGCACTGATTACCTTTGTAACAATAGAGTAGTCTGCTTTTCTTAAATTTCTCTTGTGTTCCAAAATATCCAGTGCTGCTGAAAGATATGGTACTGGATATGGAGAATCTTGCACAACTCTTCTCCTGATAATGTTTGGATTCTCAAGAATAACCTTTAATTTTCCCGCTTCTACATCAGCAACAAACTTTGGATAATATGCTTCAAGCCAAGCAAACAATTTCTTATCTTCTGTTCCATCCTGATATGTACCCTTATGAAGAATAAAGTATCTAACCTCATCTGGTATTATAACATAATATGATGGTTTATTGGATAATATAGTCTTTTTTATCTCGATGGTTGTTGGATCCCTCAGCCACAAACTATCTGGAAGCAATAAAGATTCATATTTTTTTACTCCAAGTCTCTTTACATCGTCCTTTGATTTCACAATATACTTGAATTCAGGAACAACAAGACCGGATAGAAGAAATTCAAGCGCCATATCTTCGGAGAATTCTAATAGTTGTTGTTTTAATCCGGTAAATATTCTAAATTCATTATCACTAAGACCGTTCTTAACTAATTCAAGATCATTAATTCCTATCTCTATCAATTTATTGATAGTGGTAGAAGTAAGAGCATCCTTCTTGTAATAGAATCTACATTTGTTTATCAAAGTGGAGAACTCTACTTGAGTTATAACCGGAGCATTTGTTGATTTTACGTTCCAAGGATTCACTATCTTGGCGGGATTCTCTGCATAGATAAATTCTGCTCTTGATGTTCCAATCCTCTTGGGTTTTGCTTTAATAGTTGCCATAATTTTACCTCACTATACTATAACCAGCCAGGCCTAAATAATTTCTTTCTTGTCCTTCTAGCGAAGGAAAATTCGTTCATCAAGTAATAAGAAGTTGCCGCACATAACAGGGCTGATGTAAAGTGGTCATCTCCTTTTTTACCTCCTCTTACTGCAAGAGTTCTGTATGCGATCTCTCCGCTTACAGTCTTAGTATAAGTCATTCGTTCCAATTCTACTATCATTTCCATGTCGGTAGATGTATAAATTATTCTGCCGTTGTTTGTATAATCTTGTAAAACAGAAACTGTGAATGGTTTTGTTTTCGATTTTATTTCCTCTCCTTCCGTATTCAGGCCGAGAACCATTGAGGCGGAAAAATCAATCGGAACTATCTTTCTTTTGTAGTCTTTGTGTGCGTAATCTTTAAGTTCGAGAAGATCTTGAATTACTGAAATGCCCGCAGCTCCTTTATCCATTCCTATAATAGAGGGATTGAATCTAGAATCCAGAAGATCTATTATCTTCTCCTGAACCGGATAAGATACTTTTGATAGTTGTATCTTGGCATGGAATTTTAACCTACCTAATTCGTCTACAAGCATAATAAATATGGCAGTGGGCTGTGTATAACCCAAATCTATCCCAAATATTCTATCAAGTCTGTCATTAGTGATTGGAGGTATCATGGCTATTTTTGCCATCATATTCATTATATTTTCAGATTCACTAATCCCATCTATTGTAATTTTATATATAGGATAGGGTTGAATCTGGAATGTACTTCTGTCAAACAGAGAGAAGATAGGTTTTCCATGCTGACCCAGAACAGAGTGAATATACTCATCAGTATCCTCTCCTCCATACTGTTCTATTGCTCTTTGTTTATCTCTTCCTCCGAATCTTGGATTTTGGAACGCAGAAACTCTATGTTTAGAATAGTTATTGTTCTCTCTATCGCAATGATAAAGAACATTATTTTCTCTAACTCCTGTAGGAACTCCTGATACAAGCATCTTGTATCCTCTCTCCCAGGTATTCATAACGGGTTGAAGTTCATTGAAGGTAGCAACCGGATAGTAACCGGCCTCGTCAAGAATTACATAAGGACTGTGCAAACCAATAACATTTGCTCCTGTACCGGATTGACCTGCAATACGACACATTAGTTTTGTGTTATTTAACAACTTTAGAGAAAAATCTGAGTTATTGATGCCTCCCTTTGGATCTATGAACTTCTTTAGAATAGAATTAGAACGCAGTAATCTGGATAGATTTGTAAACACGGGCTCTAAGTGAACTTTATTTGGGACCGTATAAATTACATAGTCATTGGGAAAAATATTGAAAATCAATGCCCAAAGAATAAGAAGGGAACTGGCGACCGTTTTTCCGACAGTACGAGCGCAGGTAAGAGATACATAGTTCCCAAAATCCAGCATGAACTCTTTCTGATAGAAGGTCAGTTCAAACTCGTCATCTCCCTCCAGATTATCTATGTTCATCATAAATTCCCCAAATAGAACTGGATTTTTGAAAAGTTCGTATAGGATAAGATCCGATTGCTCTATCTTCTCTACTATAGGCATATTTTCCTCACTTTACTATGGGGACCTTTATTTCCGATTCCATTTTTATTTCCCATCATTCGCTTACTTATAGCACCCCTTTGTTCTTGCGTGTATTTTTTACCAACTTGTGCCAATCTTATTTTTTCTTTGGCTTCCTCTGTGTGAGAGAAATTATATCCAACATGACCCATTTGTCTTTCGGACATCTTTTGTTTCCACTCAATAGAATGTTTTAATCCTCTTCCAAAACATAGAGTATCCTTAGATATATTATACCCTTTCCTAGGACTATAAGATTCATACAAATCAAGGTAGTATTGCTCTCTGTCTTGAAGAAGATTCTTATCACAAGATTCCAGAATATCTATATCAAAGTATTCCCATCCATACTTATCCCACGCTCTCTGTAAAAGAACAGAGTGGTGCTTCCCAAGTCCTAATTTGTATAAATGATCTTTTATTCGTCTGGTAATATTTAGAGAACTTCCAATATAGACTTTATTATTGGATAGGTTAGTAATTCTATAGATTCCAGAATCCTCTTGGGTAATTTTTTCTATAATTGCCATAGGTCTATTTTAGATTGACCTCCAATAATTAATTATTGCCTGCTCTTTTTCTCTTGAGTTGATATTCACATCTGGCGTCTTAGTCTCGTTATCTGGTTCCCCTCCCCATTTCCAGATGTAGTAACTCTTGTTGTTATCAAAATAATGATCGGTACTTCCACCACTTTCTTGTTTGAATGTCCGACTCCAGAAATGGAAAAATCTTGCGTTTAATAGGCTGTAATATTTTAGGCCGGATAATTGGATTCTCTTGGCATAATCATTATCTATAAAATAACAAGGAAAAAAAGCAACGTCGGTGTAGCCAATGGTATCAAAAACAGATTTCTTATATAATGCCAAATTCTGAATGTCGGCAGATATAGGTCCTCCTAATTTTATTTCTGGGCTATAGTCAGTAAAAAGTTCCCAGCATTTGGACGAGAAATCAGTAAATATCAACTTGGGACCAACGAAATATTTCTCAATCCTGGGAAAGTCTTTTATCAAATCTTTTACATTATACTCAGTAGCACAAATAAGATCATAATCACTTATTTCTGCTAAATTAATCAATGAGTCTATGGCATACGGATAGACTACTATATCATTTCCGGCTATTATTAAATAATCATATTTATGTGCTTTCCACGCATAATCGTAAATATCATTAATTGACTTTGGAAAGCCGAAATTACTATTGTGTATTATATGGAAAATATTATTATCTGCCAGATACTTTATTGTTTTTGTATCTCCTGGCTTTCCTACTACAACAATAAAGTCCAGTGAGTGATCTTTTGTTGTCTCCTTGATAGATTCTATCGCTAGGCGAGTGAAATCAAGATTTCCATAAGTTACGATTCCGATCAAAGTATTAACCATTTAATGTCCTTAAATCATAATCAACCATTTCGTTTATAATATCCTCAAATTTATACTGTGGTTTCCAACCTAATACTTCCCGTGCTTTGGTGGCATCCGCTAATAATGTGTCAACCTCGGCCGGCCTAAATAATTCCAGATCTTGTTCTATATGATTCAAATAATTAAGTCCTACTCTATCAAAAGCCACTTTGCAAATCTCCTCGATAGAATGTGATTCTCCTGTGCCTATAACAAAGGTTTCTGGTTCGGGATGCTGCAAAATCAGGTGCATAGCTCTCACATAGTCTTTGGAATGACCTATATCTCTTCTTGGTTTCAGATTCCCTAGTTTTACTTTTTCTTGCATACCAAGTTTTATTCTGGCCACCGCATTGGATATTTTTCTAGTCACAAATTCCTCTCCTCTACGTACTGAATCGTGGTTAAAACAAATACTGGTTGCTGCAAACAAATTGTAACTTTCTCGATAGTTAATGGTTGTCCAGTAGGCGGCAACCTTTGATACTCCGTAGGGACTTCTTGGATAAAATGGTGTATTTTCACTTTGTGGAATTAAGAGAGCTTTTCCAAATTGTTCGGATGTACTCGCTTGTAAAAACCTAGTGTCCGGTTTATATTGTCTAATGGCCTCAAGAATTCTGAGAGGACCTAAAGCATTTACATTCATTGTATATTCGGGAGATTTCCAAGATACGGGTACAAAGCTCATTGCTCCCAGATTATATACCTCATCTGGCATCCAGGTCTTAATGATATTATTAATACCACCTTGATCAGTTAGGTCTCCATATACTAAGTTTATTTTTCCTAGAACACCACTAAGATTTTGTAGGTTATTTGTACTTGATCTTCGCACTAAACCTACAACTTCATATCCAAGTCCTAGAAGGTATTCCGCTAAATAACTTCCGTCCATTCCACTTATACCAGTGATAAATGCTTTCATCTTTCAATAACCTTTTCACATACTTCAAATATACCTTCTGTATCTGTAACATTAGACCAATATTTGCCCATTTTTACTGTCTGGTTCAGAACAAAACTGGCTCCCTCTTTTGTATAAGTAAATGATAGTAGGACTTTAGTTTCATCCATCCAATTCTCTTTTACTTGAGCAAACACATGAGGTCCGGAATTTCTACCTATCAGAGTATCACAGAACAAACTTAGATAAGAGATCTCATTCAGATCGCAAACATTTGACCCAATTATTTCATCGGTAGCGAAAAGATTTGACTCTATAAGATTAATTTTATGAGTAACAACAAAATCTATCTTTGGGTACTTAATGACCAGTCTTTCTATGATTGGAAAGAAGTCAAAGTTATATGCTTGCTTAGACGTAACCTCTCCATTATCAATAAGAATTTTTCTTCTGTTGGTAGAAACAAATCTATTAATACCATCTACTTTGTAATAGGCATAGCTAATGGAGGGAATATAATTCATAATAGGTTTATCTAGTTTCCTATAGTGCAAAGCAAGAAGTGTGTCGTTATACATTCTGTATAGTGCTTCCACTGTACAACCAATGCCAGGAAGTACATACCCTCGACCTCTACCTATCCAGGTGTTGATCATTAGGACATTCTCGTCCATCTTTATAAAGGGCATTCTCACATTCATCATAGAAGTAAGTTGTGTGTATTTCAGATTAGGAATGTCCAGCAGAAGTCTTAGAGATTTACCGTGTGCATAATAACATTCTTTTGCTGGAATTATAGATGCGATCTCTTTAACGAACTCCCTAGATTCAAAAATATCGCCCGAACCGAAGTGGCAGTAAAAAATCAGTTTATCGAGCATCGGTACTACTCTCCTTCCTAAATACAAAAGTAGCAAAGCTATAGATGAAATTAGTGTGGGTATAGTCCATAAGAGTAAAATCAGGTTCTCCTTTCCATAGAGGGTCATCTACTAATTCACAATTATATTCTTTTAGAATTTCTCTAAGTCTTACTTCTAAATCATTCTTAGTATAAAATCTTTCATCGGGATAAATTACTTTATCTCCTGGTTTATAATAATCGTTGAAATCACAGGTTATAATTCCCATACCGTCTGGTTTAAGTAATGAACACATATCTCTTAGAAATTGCTCATCATCTTTTACATGTTCTATTACAGATACAGAAAATATTATGTCAAAGAGGTGTTTACAAGTTTCTTTGAAGGTGTGTAAATCTATGTTTATATCCGAATCTATGTTCTCTATGTCTATTCCTAATCTTTCTAAACATTCAGAAACAGTATCCTCAAAAGAACCTACACACAATATTTCTGAATTTGGTTTCTTTTTCAATTCTTCTCCAATCATGTCTAATACAGTTGCTTGTTGTACGTTTGCCTCGACATACTTCTTAGCCATTGATTCTGGGCATAGCTCAAACATTTTTTCTATGAGCTGCCCGTAATATTTTCTATCCTCATTGGTTAGTAACTTATTATATTTCATACGAATAACCTGTCCATTTCCTCAGAAAATTTACTTGCAGACCATTTTTTATATAATTCTTCTAGTGGTTTAGTTCCTAGGTCCATTATTTCTTTAATAGTATGCTTATTTATATCAATCTCGTCTTTATATACATGTTTGAAAGGTGGAGAATTAGTAACCGCCAAAGGTCTATTTACAGATAGAGCCAAATCTATAGAACTAGAAAGTCCTATTTGCGGAACTGGTCTATAATAGAAGATATTAATGTCATTCCTGGCTAGAAAATCCAGTAATTCTTTACTATCATATAATTCATGTGTTATATTTAACTCAACTCCAGGATTTGTATTTTCTTTTCTACAGGCGTCTACCATTTTATTAATAAGTATTTTCTGTGAATCACAGTAATAAGACCAGGAAAAGTGTAGATTTATAACTGCTCTCTCAAATTCTCTATTAACTCTTTTAGTTATTTCATCAAATCCTTTGTGCCAAGAACTCATTAATCCAAAACTTCCTATAGTTGGTATATCATTATCGGGATAAATATTAGTATACTTAAAAAGTGGTCTTGGTAAAGTAACATATTTTTCTACATCTAACTTATTATTATGGTCTATGATCCCATCTACAAGATTTCTTTCTCCGAATAGAATATACTTATCATAATACTTTTTTATTGGAGGATCGTGGAAAATAAAATATTGTTTTGCTCTGGATGGTAAGTATAAATCTGGTTGATACCAGGGCATTGTAGTTACACACCAATTAAATATGATAAAATCTGGATTAATTTCAGATAAAGTATCCGCATATTCACTTAGGGAACTAACCTCTTTATATACATAATTCACAAGTTTAGAATCATAAATTAATTCAAAGTCTCTTTTGCCTTCCTGGTAAATACCGCAATTTTGTACTTTATGATTTAGAAATAAGACTGTTTTCATACAAATAAATTCTCCAGTTCCTGCGTAAACTTCTCGGTGCTCCACTTATCATAATATTCTTGCAATGGAGCAGTTCCTCTATCTAATATATCTTGTATACTATGTTCCTCCAGTAAAATACTATTTTGTACTATGTGCCTAAAAATAGAGTGGTTGGTTATTGCAATAGGTCTTTTAACAGATAGTAAGTAATCTGCGGCACTGGACAAACTGGAAATTTTATATATGTTATAGTTCAAAATATTTATATCATTACCGGCTAGAAAGGTAAGAATAGCTGTATTATCTATGAAATCTGTGGTCAAATTTAGTTTTACATTTGGATTTGTATTATTCCTCTCGCAACTGGCCAATACATCTAAAAGTTTATGTCCTGGTAGATCACCAAAATATGCCTGTGTAAGATGAATGTTTATGATTGCTTTCTGAAATGTTGTATTTACCATTTTAACCAATTCTGGAAAACCCTTGTTCATAAAAGCAAAACCGAAACTTCCAATTGTGATTATTTTATTCTTTTTATACTTACCACAATAGTCATACAAAGGTCGTGGAAGAATCACTTTCTTATTCTCTGGAATGTCATTGCCTTCTGGAGAATAGTCTCCAAACATAAGATATTTGTCATATCTATTAAACATACTTCCATCGTGATAAATAAAATAATGCTGAGTTGTCGAGTTATTGATAATATCGTCCTCTCTCAGCCAGGGCATTCTATCCCAATGATAATTGTAAATAATGAAGTCTGGTTTTGTTTCATATAGGGCCAAATGATAGTCCTCTCTATCATTAATTATTCTATAAGAATAGTTTACTTTTTCAGATCTTGCCGCAAGATTGAATACCCTAACACCAAATTGGTATATACCACATTTTTCAAACGGATGATTCAATATTAGCACATTTTTCATATCACTCTTAATTCTCTAAGCATTTCATCGAAAGTTTTTCTAAAATTCTCAGGACTCCAATCTTCCTGCATCTGTTTTATACCAGGCAAAGTAGACTTGGATAACCTGTAGTAAGATTGCTCTGGAAAATGAGGAATGTATTTATGCAAATGCCTAAAAGTATAGCAATCGGTAATCATGATCCCCCTACCTGCCGAGATTGCTTGATCTGTAACCGCACTAAGTCCAGGTCTATTCCGATAATAGGGAAAACAATTAATATTATGTTCTGATAACCAACCTATTAACTCATTTCTATTCATATAGTCATGGGTGACAATGACCTCTACATTTGATTTCGCAAGGCTTTTTAACCAATCTCCATATTTTGTTATCCCACGTAGGGAGGTCTCAGTAAAAGTTCCATAGGGTAAGTTTATTCTAACTATACAATCCCTACCAGAAATATTAGCATTTTGTACAAGTTCCTCAAATCTTTTCTCAGTTAGAAATCTTATATTTTGTAGACCAAAACCACCAAGTACAAACTTTTCTTTATCTAAAAGAGACTTGGTTGGAACTTGTATTATAGGTCTTGGCATCGGAAAAAATTTTCCAACTTTTTGCTTGGTCGGATCTATTACCATATACGCATCAAAAATATCTGGCGTACATGGAAGATTATCATTTGGATTCACCTCTACAACGATAGCTATTTTCTTGCTCTTCATCTTGATTAATGAAGTTTTCGGAATTGGAAGAGTTAATACATGCCAATTCATAATGTAAAAATCATAATGATACCAAGTAAGTCCCACCAAACTCACATCTGTTTCCAGATAGTCTATAGTATACTCTTTTGAGAACTCATTTTCTTCTCCTGCCAGAATATCCTTTATTAGTGAACCGACCTCATATACACTACAATTTGCTTTTCTTTGATTTATTATAAGACCATGTTTCATTTACTTAGATTCCTTTTCTCTATAAAAGTTGAATAATATTCATTTGAAATATAGAAATCATTAACTAATATCCTATGTACATATCTATAACTCATATCTTTTAGATATGCGTATTGTACCGGTTCTTTATCAATATTTTCTATTACAATTACTTTTGGTTTCCAACGAAATAGATCGATTCCTCTTAGTACACTCAATTCATTTCTCTCAACATCAATAGATAAATAGTCTATATGATCCTGTTTAATTTCATTTTCCATCAACCAATCCAAAGTTCTTACATTCACTTTAATTTTCTTATGGGAATCATATCTGCGATGCAGTATTAAACCAGTAGCAGCTGCTTCTCCTGTCCATGTATTTTCTCCGAATAGGTTTGGACCTGTGGTTGGAAAGGTATAAATATAAAAATCTACATTTTCTCTGTTTTCATCTGCACAAGCATATTCCAAAACATTTTTTCTATATTTCTTTAGTCTAAGTATGCAACTAGGATTTGGTTCTATACAATAAGTATTCCAACCCTTTTTCTCAAATAACCAGCTATTACTTAACCAGAATGGATCATAAGCACCTATATCTATACATACTCCCTTAAAACTTTTTGAGAATAATGTCATTACATATTCTGCTACACCCTCTGTAGTATAGTTTGAATTGTTTTCAAGTAGGGTATCTTCTTCCATTTATTTGTTTACTTCCTTAATATAAGAGTGGTACGTTTTAGTAACATTAGAAAACTCAGTGCCCTCAAATAAACTATCTATTGCCCTAATAAGCTCAGTACGTTTAGCATTTTGTTGTTGAGCACGAATAGCCGCCTCCAATCTCTCTTCTACACTTAAAGATAGATCCATAATTTTGTCTTGGGCCTCCCAGCAACGGTGATCCGTCGAAAAAAGCTCATCTATTAACTGACCTAATGTTTTTTCTTTTATATTACTCATTTAACATTCCTTTATTAATTTTCTTGGCCTCTTCCCACAGACTCATATCATAAAGTTGAGAACCTTCTATTCTCTTCCTATCCATAGATCTCAAATCTTTGGGACTAAGAATACCAGGAAAATGATGTATCATTTCTTGTTCTGGAATAGAATCCCAGTTTAGTTTGTTGGCTAGGGCAACTACACTATTTCTAAAATACTCTGTCTTTTCCAACTCTGGATTTTCAACTAATCCAACAAAATAGAATGTGGATAAATTTTCCAGGGCAATTTTATAATCGGCTTCTGTTACAAAACTCTTTATGTCGTCTACAAATACTTCACTAAGGCCTCCGATAACTCTAGTCATTCCGTTATCTAAAGTGGCATAACCATGTCTTATAATTAGCTGTATAAATTCGTCAGTGGTTCCAAAATTATCCTTTGGTAATAAATCTCCCGTGATAACATTTCTATTAAAATAGTACAATGCCATTAACCGATCTATTGGTTCTCTTAAAAAAGTTACATATTTACAAGTAATATCTTTGGTAAAGTACCTATGAATACCATAAGAAAAATGGCCGTGAATACAATCTAGCTTTTGTAAATCAAGATCTTGTATAAGTCCCCAAGCTCCTCTTGCTGAATGTGGATAAGGAAGTTCTAGAAATTTATCTCCGTAGACTTGTTTAAGAATTCCAGCAAATGTACAGCCCCCCGTTTTTGAAATATGAATACTTATTAGAATTTCTTTTTGCATTATAGTTTGATGACTCCTTCGGAAGAAATAATGTGGGGTCTGGGCAGTGGAAAAAGTACCAGTCCTCCGTTCTCCACATAATTTTTCAAGGTATTAACAAAGGTAGTTTTGAAGTGCCATGCAAGAACTACAATCAAATTTGGCTCATATTTGAATATCTTTTCCTCTGGAATAATTGGAATAGAAGTTCCAGCGGTCACTAAGCCAATCTTATCTCTATTGATCTCTCCAATAGCTCTTATCTGATCTTTGTCCCACCCCATAAGTTGTAAAAGAGTATTTCCTTTTGTACTGGCAGCCATAGCAAAAACCTTTTCTTTTGGAAATCTAGTAAGAAAGTAGTTTATTTTTCTCTTGTAAATTTCAAACCTATCATAAAGTTTAACTATGGAATCTATCTCTAGGTATTCTTTCTCTTCTACTAATGACTTCTCTACGGATCCATCAACTGAATATGCTCCAGGGAAAGAGACATAAATCCTTATGCTGCCCCCATTTACCTTGTTGTACTCTACTTTGAAGATTTCCAACCCGTGCCTCTCCACTAAGTTCTTTACATCGAATAATCTATACAGTTCAAGATGTTCCGAGCATAAGTTATCTATAGCATTAACTTTCAACATAGAAAGCAAGTCCGTAAACTGGATTATCCAGATACCAGCTTTGTCCAAGCAAATCTTTACATTTTCAACAAAGAAATTTGGATTTGGAAGATCGTATAACATTGCTATAGAAGTTATAACGGATGTTCTCCAGAATAATGGGTTCTCTCCTGTGAAATAATCATTGATAAAATTAGCACAGTTCTTTGAGGCCAATTCTGCTAAATTAGGAGCGGGGTCAAAACCTACTGTATTAAGAAGATTCTTATTCTTGTATAGACTTAACAAGGTTCCATCATTCGTTCCTATATCTATTACTGTGTCACCATTCTCTAATTCTATTAATTTCTCTGCACTTTCGACAACATTCTTAAGGTCCTTAACCATACTTTTGTTGAGACCAGAACGATACCAGTAATGTTTTTTGTACATGCTATCTGAATTTACTGTATGTTTCAATTGGACTAAACCACAATTTTCACACTCTGCTACTACTAACGGTGCTTTTATTCCCTCTTCACCTGGCCTCACAAAATCCGAAATATATAGTTCCCCCAAATCAAGAATTGGAATTAATTTTCCGCCACAAATTCTGCAATGTTTTTCTTCTTTGTATATCATTTTACTCCATTCTTATCGGTACTACATTAAGATCACTATGCCCCTTATTATCCAAAAGTTCTTTTGTTCCTATGATGATTTTTCCATCACACTTCATGTTATCATCTATTTCTCGATTACAAACAAGACAAATTTTATTTTTCTTTTCTTCTGGATAAAGAGTCCATATAGTTCCAAGAAGTGTTTTACACTTTGGGCAATACATGTATAGCATCTTTGATTCATAGAACTTCTTGGCCTTTACTTTCATGGCCTCAAGATAGTCTATGAAAGAGGCATCAGCGTCTGATTTTCTGCTTCTCCTGGATATTTTTAGGTCATTCTGTAGTTTACTAATGTCCTCCCGTAAGTCAGAAGCTACCTTGTTCATCTTCTCAAAAATGTAGACATTATCGGCGTTAATTCCAAGTTCATCTGTTCTCAATTGGAACAAGATCTGCTCATAGTCCTCAAGAGCTATAACCCCCTGTATGAGAGCTCTTAAAGATGCCTTGTCATTCACCTTCATATCAGTTAGATCATATTCATTATCAAATTCCTTGAGTTTCTCCTGAATCCTCTTTTCAAAGACTTTGGATTTTTCTACGCTGAGGTATTTATCCTCATACATCCTATCAAACTCATCATCGGTTAGACCTTGATTTTGCTTTAGATTCTTCAATCTTTTCTTGGTTGGTACTACGTGACGTATTCCATGTTCATACCATACATTCGGTTTCTTTTCATCATCACTCATATTTTATTGTTTTTTCCTTTTATTTCGGATTTCTTAGAGTAATTATACACCAAGCCTACTTTTGATGTAAGATATGCAAGAAGATTTGGGGTATTTGCTTCCCTCCAACAATCGGGTACATGAAAGAAAAGATTTACATAAGGAATATCTAGACCTTCCATCTTAACCTTTTCTCCTCTTTCTATTTTTTTTCCACAATGGAAACAACTTGTCATAAAACATCATTCAAACATTCTACAGATGGGATAAAGAGAACTCCCAAAGACTCCAGATATTCTTGTTTAGCCTCGTTCCATGGTTGGATTATTCCTATAGTTCTACAAAGACCAGCAAGTTTCTCTAAATTCTTTGGTCTATCTTCTACAAAAATATCTATTTCCAGAATCCGTACCTCTTGCTCTTTATCTTTTGTAAGAATTAAATTAGAGAGCTGTGGAAATTTGTGATCCGCAAGATATTTTCTAGTAACTCTTTCCAGATCAGGTTTTCTATTTGTAATATAATAAATAGTATGACCTGCTTTATCCAAAGTATTAAGCATGGCCAGAACTTTTTTTCTTGGCATCATAGTAGAATACAAAGTAGGCAAAGACGCTATATAAACCCATTTTTCTTCACTCATATATTTATGAGGATCTAACCACAGATCTCTATAAGAGGGTGGAGGACATCCATTATAAATTCTCAAATAGTTATATACAGCAGTATGCCAATCATAAATAACACCGTCGAGGTCAAATCCAATGATCATTGTGTATCTCCTTTTCTATCTTCCTCATTATTTCCAGGTAAATCGGAATACCAATCTTCCTGTACTTCAAAATATATATTACACATTGTACAAAATCTATGGTCTTTTAGACCGGAGTAAGCCAACTTTGTTTTTATTTTGCTACTACCACAATAAGGACAGAACTTTGCCCTACGCCTTTTCTTCTGGGTTTCTACGTTTAGTGTATTCACATAGCTCCTTTCTTTTATTGGGCATTTGAATTTATCTCAAAAACATATTTTGCTTTATCTTTTACTAAGAATTCCAATTGTCCTCTTGTATTTCCCTGCCGAAAAAATTCTATTGGATCACATTTAGAAGAAAAATCTCTGAAATCATATATCTTTACTCTATATTCTCCTAGACTCCTTGCTATTTTTTTAGCTCCTGCTCTTCCCGCAAGATCATTATCCGCTAAATATATTATCTCCTTCTGTCTCTTAAAATATTTGAACCATTCTGGTAGCCAGGTTCCAGCACCTCCAGTTTGGCTAACGGCGGGAAAACCAAGCTGACAAAGTAATATTGCATCTACCACTCCCTCCGAGATAACTACAGTGGTCACAAAAGGAAGAATTGATGAGTTGAATAGAAGAGGCCCTACCCCTCTGTACCAGGATTTTATCTTTTTGGCAGGCACATCTGTTCTGCATTGGAAATTCATAAACTTTCCATCCATATAAATGGGCAAGGTCCAGAATCCATCATGTTTTCCTAGTTTGTATGTGTCTATTGTTCTGTCGGTAAGACCTCTTCTATACCAATAATCTCTATCGTTTATTCCATTCTTCCAAAATACATCCACTAATTTTTCATTCTGAACAACTACATCTTTTTTACCAGGAGGTATAAGATCTGTTCCTATCACATAAGTAAGATCTTTAACTAATTCTTTGGCTTGTTTCTCTGGCATCCCTCTTATAAGAGTGAGATACTCGATGGGCTTCTTATGAAGGATCCCCCTTGAATTCCAGAACCAAAGTTGATTATCAAGATCAAGGATCAGAGAACTATGCTCTAAAGTATTACGCCAGCGTCTCCCATTTCCTGTTATAGTAAAATCAAGCCCAATAATCTTTTCAAGTGGTGTCTCCATTACTTGTCGCTTCTTTCTTAGAATCGGTAGAATAGAATCCATCTCCTTTGTAAACTACAGAGGGAATTGATAGAACTCTGGATATATCTTTACTATTGCATTTAGAACATTTTATTTTCGAGTTGTCAAGAATATACTCTGTTATGGTCATAACTACACAAAAAAGACTTTTACAGGTATTGCACTTGAAAGCATAATCAGGCATTATTATTTTCCTTTCTTTCCTTTCTTTACTATCTTGCCTCCATAACGCTGATCCCATTTTTTAGCAATTTTAGGATGATGAATGTGCAAATAAGCTCGTTGTTTTTTTGATTTATACGGTGACATGATTATCCTCCGGTTTCAGGCCCAAAATTATTTTTATCCGTCTTGTTCTTCAAGAAGATCTTGCTTTCTCTGTTGCTCTTTTCTTATCTTGAGAGCTCTATTTTTCTGGATCTCCTTGATTGTGAACACACTACGACCATCCTCACGATGACCGCCTCTTCTTTTTTGTAACTTTCTATCTCTTTTACTTGCTTTACTTAACTTCATGGTGAAAAGTAGGATCCTTTTTTCTCAATATTCCTATCTTCATCGGAATGTCTGGAAACCAATCATCGTCTGTAGCGTCCTTAGCGGTTAGATATGTCTGTACCCAGATCATCAACCCCAGTTTATCTAGTATTTTATGTTGTAACCATATCAAATCTATCTTCATAACTTCTTATCTTCTTCTCTAATAAATTCTGGGTGCTTAATTTGCTTTAGGACTTCATCAATAAAATAATGCCATTGAGAAAGTTTGTGATCTTTTCTTTGGTTGTAAATATTTTGTAAAGTTTTATAGTTTATGCACCAAATTCTTCTTTGAAGAAATCCTTCGGGAAGAATATTCTTTAATTGTGATAAAGATATATCTCCTCTTCTATACATAGTAATGGCAAAATTTATATGGTTAAGAACAGTAGTTCCGGGATCGTACTCAAAATCTTCTCTGGTTGCTTTTACGTTTTTTAGTGTATGAATGGTACTTTCACTCTGCTTTGTAGAACCTATTCTATAGGTATCGGCCTCTTGCCACCAAAATCTAGGTGCTGTAATATCCATCCATATCATAATGGATTCAAGAAATTTATTCTCTCCTCCCTGTTTATGGGCATAGATAGGAAATAATTGTGCGGCCCTCTCTATAGTAGAACTATAAGAAAGAGAAAATCCCAGTGCGGCCTCTAAGTATCCCCGTTCATTTAGTATCTCTACTTTCATATTCTCTCCATTCTCCAGTACGGTGGTGAATCCGTAGTATAGTATATCTTCTTTATTCCTCTATCCTTAAGTACATTATAACATATATTGCATGGGCGAGCAAGAGCTGGACTACCATTATCCAACTCTCTATACACATAAATATCACACCCGCTTGCATCAAACCAGGCACTAAGAAGTGCTCTCATCTCCGCATGAATACTTATAGTAGCCATTGTATCGGGGTTTGAATAAAGTGGGTGCGTTCTTATTACATTGAAACCAACAGAAATTGGGGACTTCTTAGAGATCACGGCTCCGACCCGTACTCGGCAGTTTGAATATAGGCTGGTATTTCGTGCTAATCTAAAAAATCCCTTGTTAATCATGTGTCTCCTTTACCTATTCTTCTTTGAATTTGGATCTATCCAAATCATAAAATTCTCGTGATAAATACTATCATCGGTATTAAGAGTATCGTACCATACTTTTCTTAATTCCTTAGTGGTCATCTTCCACAACCAATGCCTCTCTCTTGTTGTATCAACAATATCTAGTAATCCCTTTTTGCACTTGCTAACTATAGAGTAATGCCCCTCATCCCCATCCCACCAATTAATAACTACAATGTGTCTTGCTTTTAGATGAGAAGATATGTCGGAAGTTCTGGCATTTGTCTTATAGTTCACCAAGCTAAAAAACTTGCTTAGATAGGCAACAAAAAGCTGAGGAGGAGTTCCCCACCACCACTTGTAGACATATAAGGCTATCTCCCAAATAGATTTCTTTATTCCACAAGCAGATAGGATAATCTTTATAGTGGTAGGTCCACACCAACCACTAAAGGGCATAAATCTATGGTGATTCTTCCAGCTTATTGTCATCTTTATATACCACGCTCTCTACGAAATCCTGTCCATTCTTATCCTTCGCAAGAATTATTTCTTTCACCACTTTCAACTTTTCTTGGTCTATATTATAGGTCACTTGACATAAAAAACAATTAAAAAATCTTCCATTGGCTACCCAAGCATAATCAAGACATGAATTGCAAACGGGGCATTTTAATTTCATCTTATTTTCTTAGAGCTAAAGGAGAGACTCGAACTCTCAACTTGATTTTACAAGAATCTCATTTTGCCAGT